CCACAGGCTCGCACTTTTTGCCGTCAATCTCCTGGAACAGCACCCGGGGCGGGGACACCTGAAGCTCGTAGCCCTCCCGGCGCATGGTCTCAATCAGAATGGACAGGGACATCTCCCCCCGCCCGGCCACGTTGAAGGAGTAGGTGGAGATTTACACCTCGGTTACCCGCAGGGATACGTCCTTCATGGTCTCCCGGAACAGCCGCTCCCGGTTCCTCTCCTTCTCCCTATAAGCCGCTATCTGCTTCTTCGTCCGCGGATCACGGTCCAGGGGATTCTTCTCAGGACTGGAGAAATCCTTGTCCCGTTTAATCTGCTTCTCTGTCTTTCCAATGGTTGTGTACTTAATGAGACTGTGCAGGCAGTTTGGATGGATGTTTAAGTATGTATTCGTCAAATCATCCGCTCCCGCCGGGTCCACCTTGCCAAAAGCCAGGGTCAGGGGCGGGTAGTCCGGGTCTGTTCCGCTCTTCGAGTATACACGGCCCTCCAGGGCAGCACACACGGGGCAGGTGCTCCCAATCTTTACGATCTGCCAGAGGTCATGGTCGTCCGCTGTCAGGATGGCCGCCACCTGGGCCTGCCGTGCTGTGGTCCGGACTGCCATATTGCCGTATGCCTGCAGGGACCACTCCCGTCCTGCCTTGTCAACAAAGGCTGTTATCCCTTTGTTCTGCATGTCCTGGAGCATTTTTTTACTGACACCCGTCCACCCGGAACCCACTGCCTCCTTCCCCAGAACCTGCCAGAGTGCGCTCTGCCGGAACGGATCGGCCTCCAGACGCCCGACTGTATAAAGCTTCTGCACACTTTTGAAGGCTTCCTCCGAGGCTTCGGTAATCTCCCCCAGCAGGTTGGCAGACAACTGCTGCACCGCGGCTGTCTGGGTGACAGAAAGGGCCCTGGCGGCTGCATAAGCGGAAGCATCCTTCCCTGACTGGCAGAATATTTTCTCCACCATCACTGGCACATAGGCCCAGGACTCATCCACCATGTTCTGGAGGATCTTCTGTACCCGCTCCAGCGCTGCCACCTCCGCATAGTCCACATAGCCGGAATTCCGCTTCCGGGTGATCTCATTTACCAGCTCCCGCTCCGTGCGCAGGAACAGCATCCGCATAAAGGCTGTTACATCCCCGTTCTCCGGCGGGCGGATCAGTTTTGGCATAGGGTATTCCTCCTGATGTCTTTACCGCTTTCCGGCCCCGTCCTCTTTTCCATCATCATCTCCACCATCTGCTTCTTCCTCCGCCCCGGGATCCGGAGTACCAGAGAACTCCAGTCCTGCCATGGGATCCGCCATCATCCGGCTCTTTGTGTAGGTCTGCCCTTTTCCTGCTTCTATGCTCTCATCCGGGATCCTCCCGAACATTCCCGTCTCATCTGCCAGGGCCCGCAGCTCTTCCATGGCCGTACCTGCATCCAGAAGGTCATTCTGGTAGGCACTGACCACCGCGCCGGTCTTGCGCTCCGCGATCTCTGCAATCTCCTTTGCATCCGGCGTCCACATGGGCGGGAAATCAATGTCCAGGTCATCGGGGATCCTGCCCCAGGCTGACAGTGCCATAACCGGAAGCAGTCTCTCCAGAATGGGCCGGAACTCATTCTCCCTCAGTCCGTCTATGTAATCATAATAATTCTGCAGGTCATCCTCCCCGGTGGAATTAAGGCCCGCCGCTGACCTGCCGAACAGCTTGGTCACCGGCGTCCTGGCCGCGCCTGCCACATCCATCATCACCCGGTCATACACATCCGGCAGCCCGGTGAAGGTATACTGGGTATTGTGGACAGCATCCCCTTTGTTCAGGATCCGGGTGCCAAAGTTGCTTTCCATAACCGCCTGGGCCTGCATCATATTCCAGAAACGGCGCTGCATCTCTGTATTGGCCGTACCAAGAAGCTGGTCCAGTCCGTCCGACTCCATATAGTTGATATTGGCCCGGAAGGTCAGCGCTGCGATATTGCCGGATACATTGTCCCGCTTCACCACCTCATTGTACACGGCTTCAATCTCACTCTCGCCCCAGTAAAGCTCCATCACCTGCTCCTGCCAGGGAAGCTCCCGTCCAATAAACCGCAGGATCCGGCTGTGGTGCACCCTGGCAACCATCTGCCCGCTGGCCTCCTCCCGGACAGTATAAAATGCAGGCAGGCCGAAATCCGGATCAGAAGGATCTGTCACCAGCTCCCCCTCCGGGTACACGCCGCTCCACCGGTCCAGAATCTGAAGCCCCAGGAAACTGCCCGGAAGTACTGCATCCAGATCCAGGGGCCGGCTCAGATCCTCCTGGCCCCGGACCAGGACCAGACCTGCCGCCCCGCCGTAGAGCCTGCCCCAGTACATCCCCAGAAGCAGCTTTCTGCGGAGCTGTGTGGTCCGCTCCAGACGGGCCATCTGGTCCATGCACTCCGGCGTGACACCGGAGCGGAGAGTGTACCACTTCCGCACGATGTCATTGGGGATCGTGGCCACAATATTCTGCACGATCCAGTTGTCCCGGTACAGACTGGTCAGAAGCTGGTAATTCTGGGTGAGCCGGGTCACCGGGTACTCCGTGGCCTGCAGAAGATCCATGGTCCCGAAGCCGATCCGGGCCGCGGGATTGGAAAAGGCGTCCATCGTGGTGACGGGCGCCTGGTGTGTATTATTGGGCTGTGTGTGATTCGGCGGTGTGCCCGCCTCCCTGCGGCGGGATATGTGTTTTCTGCTCATGCTGCTCCTGTCCTCCAGCTGGGTATTTTCGTTTTGACAAAATAGCGGAGGGCGTCACAGCCGTGATCTGCCTGCTTCACCGGCTTTTCCTCCCCGCGCTCTGCGGCCTTGTCATCCCACGCATAGGTCTGCATTTCCGCTGCCAGGCCTTTGCAGGCCCTGTTTATCATGATGTTTCCCTGGGCCAGCAGCGTGGATGTCATGCGGATCCCGTCCAGCACCTCATTGTCCGCAGGGATCACATAGAATCCCCGGCCCCGCAGCTCCGTGATAAAGGAGGCTGCGGAAGGGTCCACGATTACCGGGCACTGGTCCTCCGGGGCTGTCCCCATAAATGCAGACATGTCACCGGCATACTGGGCGTCTGTCTTCTGGGGACTTCCCCTGCGCCTGGCTTCCTCTGACCGGCTGTCCCAGCGGTACTCCCGGTCCACCCAGACTGTCTGTCCGTCGTCCCAGATCTCCAGGAACACGCACGGATTGGTGGTGCCGTAGTCTACAGCAATATACCTGGCAGCAGTGGACCTTAAACCCGGCTGGCGCTCTTCGTCAGTGTAATAGTTTGCATCTGTACACATGGTGTAGACCAGGCCCTCTGCCACGGCCCACAGCCCCTTTATGTAACGCAGGAAGAATACGCCGGCATACATGCTGCGGTACCTGGCCTTGATCTTTTCATCCAGGCTTAAGTTGTCCTCCATGGTAAAGTGCAGATATACCAGCCTTTTCTCCCGTTTCTTGTCAATCCACCCGGTCTTGAACCAGTGCATGGGGCCTGCCGGGTTGCAGTTAAACCAGAACTTACTGCCCGCAACGGAACATCTGCCCGTAGCCTGGTTGACAAAAGACTCCGGCATCAGGGCCACTTCATCAAAAAAGGCCCCGGCAGCCGTAATACCCTGGACCAGGTCCTGGGCAGCTTCATCCTTGCCGCCGAACATGTAAAAGTAGTTTGTCCGCCCTTTCCGGGTAACCTCCAGCATGTTGGGTGTCTCGCCGGACAGATGGTGTTTCCAGTGATACCCCCGGCTGGTGAGCATCAGCTTTAAATTCTGCAGTACATTCCGCTTGAAGGAGCTAATGGTCTTGCCTGCCATGATAAAGTTCTGGCCGTCAAAGTTCTCCATGGCCCAAAAGACAAATCCCAGGGACATGGCCACGGTCTTGCCGGACCGGATCGCGCCGTCAGCTATGATACCGTCGCAGTCCTTCACCGGGCTGTTCTCCATCCACCAGTTCATCACCTGGCGCTGCCTCCGGGAAAAGGGGCTGAATTTAAATACCGGTTTTCTCCTCTTCATCTTCCTGGTTCCATTCCTTCCAGTCTTCCTGGCCTTTCAGCGCCTCCAGGAAGCCGTCGTCCGGCTCTTCTTCATCGTCGGGATCCTGGCCGGTTCTGGCCCTGGCAGCCGCGGTACGGACCTTCTGCTCTTCCAGATCCTCCTCTGACTTGGTGGTCTGGCCAAGGGTGTCGCGGATTGCGATGTAAGCCTTGACATTCCCGGCCAGGGCCTCGCGGATCATGGCGGCGTTGACTGCGCTCTCCAGGGTGCTCTCGAGTCCCAGAGCCTCCAGTACTGGTGTCCATTCTTCGCTGTCTATTTCGACGGTCAGGAGGGCATTTAAGACCTTCCGGAAGTCTGCTTTCCGGCGCCTGGAAGCTCCGGAAGCCTTCCCGCCTTTCCGGCCATATTCTCTTGCTTCGCTCACGCTTCGTTTGCTGAAGGGAACTAAGTTTTTATTGTTGGCCATCACCTCACCTTCCTATCTGGGTGTGTTTGGATGAAAAAAAGAGATGGCCGGAGCCACCTCTCAATCATTCCTTTTTTGTTTTTGAAGAAAAAAACAAAAAAATATTTTCGCTATTTATGATTTTTTATTATCTTTTTTTATAGTAACCCAATAAACAAAGCTAAAAAGCCCAAAAAGAATTATGATCCCAGCAACAAATAGTTCTGTGCTTAAGTCTCTCCAAAATAATTTTACTGATAACATAACTAAAAATATCAATATATTAACAATCAAAGCTAAACTCATTTGAGTACTTTTCGGATAACCAAAAGGATCTATTAAAATTATTTCAAACATAATTGCTACAAAGCTATTGATAGTAATAGAAACTGATAAAATTAAAAGTTTTATTGTATCTAAATTAATAAAAAGTTCTCGATTAAATAAAAAAATTGTTAGAACACCTGGAAATACAACTCCCACTATTCCTATAATAGTTACTAAAATATTATTTATAAGAAATTCAACCAACTTATCCATACCAATTTCCCCCTAATCTGATATTCTCCAACATTATACCACAAACAAAAACCGAAATAAATGCCAAAAACAGAAAAGCACCCTCTCTCAAGGATGCCCTTTCTGCGCCTGGAACGTCAGGATGGAGTGCCTATAAACCAGGCTGGTGGCGGTCTTTGCGCTTTTCCCGCTGGTGCCGCCGGAACCGATCCGGAGACCAGACTATGACACCTGGCCGCCGGTATGTCAAAAGGAGGATTGCAAGAAGTATATTGCCACCTGCTGCATGATAGCATCTTAGCACATCTTAATGTAGATTTGTGTAGGTTGTTTCAAACTCTTGCAAAGCAAGCCCATGCAGCTCCCTTACGTACTGATATGTGTAGTTCATTTCCACAGCTATCTGTTCAAGCCTTTTGTTTTCGACATAGTACTTGTATAAAACATCCATATATTTGTCGTTCTGTAAACCCTGAATCTGGTTAATCATCTTGTGCTTCTGATCAACAAAATGGTTGATCATATTATCTATTTCCGTTTCAATGGCAACTATCTTATCTACCGTTTTAACAAACGTGGCATCATTGGAAGGGCTTGTCTGTACACGTTCCCTGGTATAATCAAAACTGCCTATGCTGACCGACATTTTTTGCAGATCGGACCGCTCCTGCAGTTTCTGCTGTATTATTATATCAAGTTTATGTAACTGCTGCAGATATTCCTTTGCTGTCATATGCCCTCCTTCCATGCTTACACTGCGCATGAGTTGAATTCAATTTTATCTGATCCCCCATTTCTTTAAATAGCGTCTGACTTTGGTTCGGATTGCTTCTTCCGTTGTCCCATTGCGGTCTGTATATAATTTTTCCCGTCAACATATCTGTAAAATAATGCCTGCCTTATGTCGCTTTTTTCAATACCCGAGATAAATTTAACACATCCGGAGATTTTCCCGTTTATCCGTTCAGTAAGATCAGATATCGTCTTCTCTGTTTCTGCCAGTGACACTGCTTCCTTGTCAGTCCTTGCATTCTGATACGTTTTTCTTTTTAGATGCTTCTGGTATTCTTCCCACATTGCTAATTCTTTTTTCAGATTTATCAGGTCTTCCAGATCCGCCTTTGTCATTTCTGCCTCCCCTCTGACCAGCTATCTCAGTTCCATCTGTTTACTCATAAATTCCCCATAAAGACTTCTCATGGTGTCCCAGTCGATGCATCCCATGTTCCTGATAACCGTCAGCCCTCCCCAGACCATGGCAGATTTGATGCTGACCGGCTTCTCTGTCTGTTTGTACATCCAGTCCTCCAGCTGGTGGTATGCTGCCATTGGAGACTCACCAGTATGGTACTCTTTGACAACTTCCCGGATGGCTGCCTCCTGGTGTGCAAAGACATGGATCTTTCCACTTTCAATATGCTTCATAAGGCTTTCCAGGCTTTTCAAAACTTCATTCTTTTCCATCCGTATCTCCTTTCCGCTATTGTGGTTTAACCAAATGCAATAGCCTTCTCTTTTCCATTCTCCCATTTCAGTCATTTGTCCGGCATTTTTCTCTCCTTTCTCCCGTAATCCGGTCAGAACCCCTTTCTGTCACAGTACTGCTGCCATGTCCAAGGTGTCTTCCAGTCCGGGATCCATAGGCCCGAAAACCTTTGTGATATTCATACTGTAATCCTCCGTTTAATCTGCTGTCTGACTGCCGCATTGTCAGGACTGCGTCAGCATCCACATTTCACACAGTTCAATTTCGCATATATCCCTGGCGATCCGGGCTACCACCGGATTGTCTGACCAGGTCTTCTTCCGGTGGAACTGAAACCGCTCCACCACTTCGGCCAGAAGATTATTTGTATTGCTTGTTCTTCTCACTCTGCGTCCCCCTTCAACCATCCTCAAATTGAACAGATTTCTATTTTCTCCGCCATATCTTTTTTATGACATCACAGTGTCAAGCGTCATCTGTTCATACTCCGGCACTTTTACAAAATCATCTGGCAGCCGGATGCCAAACTGCTCCGACACCATCATGAATGCCTCCATGATCTTATATGGTGGTGTGTTCTGACGGACCGCTGCCCGGTCTATTGCCTTTAAGTAGCTGGCAACCTCTCCAATGGGAATTTCCGCCGGATTGGGATTCTCCCGCTCCTTTTCCATTTCGTTAAACCGCTTCACATACCGGGCCGTAAACAGCACTCCCTTTTCACCAGTAGATTTGTTTGCCAGAAAATCACAGCCCAGGCGGGTCACTTCATAGCACTTGTTTTCCTTGCCGCTGGCATCTCTGTAGGATGACGGGATAAAGAAATCACTCACGGACATTTGTCCTTCAGTCATTATCTGGATATAGCCCCTTCTGTCTTTCCGTCCCTCAATCTTCTTTAGCAAATCACTGTGTGGCACTTCCATCATCTCAGCCACCTCCAGGGTGGTAATTGTCGTTTTTCTTAAATCATTCATGTTTTACGCAACCTCCTTCTCAGCTCTTATAATCTCAAACAGCGCATCACTCAGTTTCTTCATCTCCCCTTCCAGCTCATGGGTCATAACCGTCAGCACATGCAGGGCACCCTCAAAATTGCTGGCATCGTTCGGCCCCTCAATAATGGCGTCATGAACCGCCAGTGTCAGGCTGCTAAGTGCCCATGATTTGATCTGCAGTTCCTCAAGTCTGAATGCGATTTCTTTTACTGTCATTGTGTTATCCTCCTAAAATATGTTCCAATTGTTCATGAACTAATTGTTCATAACACTTGTTTCGTATTATAGTGTACAATTTGTTCATAGTCAAGTGTTTTTTAGGAGGTCCAATATGTTCGCTACACGCTTAAACTCCATCAGGAAGTCCAAAGGTTTCACCGCCCAGGCAATGGCAGACCAATTGGGTATGCTTCTTCGCTCATACCAGTTTTATGAAGCTGGTAAACGTTCTCCATCTTTGGATACCCTTGTCAAGATTGCAGATATTCTTGATGTTCCTACCGACTATCTCCTTGGCCGGGACGAGTTTCTGAAATCTCACGGAGTATCCGTTGATGACTACCAGTGATATCCTCCAGGGTATCCCAGATAACAAAATCCCCAGTCCGGTCACCTGCTTCAATCTGCTGATAATATCTCAAACTGATTTCCAGTCTATCCGCCATCTGTTGCTGTGTCATGCCCGCTCTCTGGCGGGCTTCTTTCAATCTCTGCCGCATAAACTGCTCCTTTCCGTGCTTAAACTGCGTTATCATCCGTCATCCTCCAGGTAATCAAACAGTGTCATCTGCACCGGCGGCACATCCTCCCACCCGACGCCTATGTAATCCAGCACCCTTCCCCAGCCGTATTTCTCCCCGGTCTCCGGGTCCGTGATGTCGCAGTCTCCGGCATCGGGGCGGACGAGCTGCCCCGCCAGAGCGCCGTCCCTGGCCTTCATCGCCTGCAGAATCTCGCGGTGCTCGGAGTCC